ACCTTTAAAAAAAAGAGGGCCGAAGCCCTCTGTTTATTTAGCCCAAGGCGCAGTTGCACCGTTGGATTTTTTGGGCGGCGTCGGCATTGCAGATCCACCGTCCATTGGTTTCCAGTCTTTAACATCATTGCTCGCAGGCCACTGTTCAGTTGCAGCTCTAATTGTGACTTTGATTTTAAGATCCATTCCGACCAGCTCATCGCTGTCTTTCGGTAACGCAGTCAAGCCGCCAGCCATTGCAATCTGGCTTAACTGTTTCCTACCAATTCCTTCAGCTGCTGCGCTTTTATTGTTGATAGTAATGTTCCCGAAGATAACTCGACCACTATAGTCACCACCAATAATATCATACCTGCAAGCAATAAATCGCCCGTTTCCGGCCTTGGTTACTTTGATCTCAGCGCCCATAATGCGAGCGTCGTACCAGCCGTCAGGCACTGGTGAGTAGTCTCGAGGTGAATCGTCTACTACTAAATCGTGGTTATCAAATTCTAGATCCATGTTTATTTTCCTTTTTCGTTTGTGATTGCAAATGATGGTCTGCTCGGCGTCGTAGTAATGGCGTCTAGCAGAGGTTTGGTAATGCTCTCGTCAGCGTTCCGCCAGCTCTTCATATCGAGTTCTGGCTTCCATCTAAACAAAGTGCTCAGGTGATCTGACAGGCCATGCTCTTCTGCCAGATCTTGTAGCTTTCCAGAATCAATCTTGCGATTAAGTCTGGTCGTTATCTTGACCGATAGATCGCCATCGATAACACGAGTAGTGCCGTCTCTTTGATCGTCGATTTTTAACATTGCTTTCATTTCATCTTCCAGATTACGACGTGTCTCTACGGCCTTTCTTTCAGTTTCTTTGGCCTTAATCCATTCTCGGGACACGCGTTGTAGTCGTACACTTTCCATTACGCACCTCCAATCTTTTTAATCAACTTTCCAAGATCCGGCTCTTCCCACTCCTCGAGCGCACCGGAACGATCCTTAGCCTGCCATGCAGAGTCGCCCTTGCATTTCAGCCCGTGCCAGATTTTGCCATCCGAATCTTTCTCAACGCGCAGAGCTAACAGCTCATCGAAAAAGTATGGGAGCTGCTGCCCGGTTTTGTTGCCGGGCATACTCGGGGCGTACAAAATCTTGCCCGTCTCATCCGTCATCTTTTCTAGCTTGGCGGTCATGTAAACGTGCATCGGCAGATCTCGGAACGCACGGATCAAGTCCGTCATCTGTTCCTGCATCGCACCGTATGCCTGCCTTGGATCCTTAGCCTGCTTTTTCTCATGGTTCAAGACGACCTCGGCAATCTCAGAGATTGAATCAAGCGCAACAGATTCGTACTTCGATCCATTGTCAACGAGCCAAAGATACGCATCCCGTAAATCAGACATAGATCCAACTTTGATAAACGGTAGATCTGCGTCCTTGATACTAAGTAATCCGCCCTCGGCAGAACAGATGATTGGATTTGGTAACGTTTTGATCAGCGTAGTTTTACCTGCGCCAGCCTGCCCGTACACCAACAGTTTTATATATGTCGTCGAAACATCCGACGTGCTTTGCACTTCAATAGCCATATGGCCTCCTCTAATGTTATGGCGGTCTGAAATCAGTTCGCCAGTTAGTTATATTAACAGAGTTTGTCCGGTATAGGTATATAACTGCCAGACTCTACTAATATGCTTTCGTATTCACCAAACGCCTCATCGCGATGTGACGGGCTGCCCATGTCGAGCAATGGAAAGTGTTCGCCGATGTCCTCAACGACCACCGACTCACCGTCAGCCTCAACAACAAACACGCCAGAGTCATTGATCACGCAATCAAGCACAGTCATGCTCGGATCCGCGCCGGACGTAGATATCAGGAAAACAATGGTTTTCGATTCGTTGTCCACTGGCGTAAATTTTTTGAGTTTCATTTTGTGCGATCCGTTCGTCAAGTTGCAACCACAGTATACATAAAAGCAACAATGCGATTACGGTACCGACTAGCACCAACAATAAGTTGGTAATAACGTGTAGCCATTTTTGAATCATTCTGCATTCTCCCATTTCTCAACCATGATTGGTGTCACGATGTCGACAAAGATTCTAGCCTCTCGGTGCATCTCTCTGGCATACGAATCAAACTCGGTTTCTTCAAGCTCGGCGTGATACTCAGCGTACTCGAGCAGATCAGGCAGCTCTTTGTTGTCACGAGTAATCAATGCCCACTTGCCATCGACTTTTAAAATTTCCGGGATGGCGTGTTCACGGTCAGCTGCCATTGCTAAAAATAGTAAGTTAACTTTAATTACAATCATTTTGCTCTCCTAATGTCTACACAGCGGCTACACATCCACTTCTTATTTGTTTTGGTTAATCTCCACCGACCGCCCTCGAGCGGTCGATACTGGTTACAGTAAGCGCAATGTCGCTGCCCAGTGGTCTGGGCAACAGCTTCACGCATTTTTTGCATCTGCTCGTTATGCTTCATGACAACTTGATGCTGAAGATAGCATTGTGTGTTGTGTACTTGCCAAGCGTGTCTGAGTCGACGCCGATATCAGCGCACAAAGTTTTGTAGTCGACAACTTTGCGATTGGCCTCGACATACGTTGCAGTAACCAATGCGCCCTCAACTTTTTTGACATCGTTAGCCATGCAAAAATCTTTGAGGTTATCTTTGATTGCGTCAGCTTCTTTTTTAAGAGCAGCCATTTGCTTAGTAAGCTCGCCGAGTCTGTCAACATTAAGTGTGTTAATTAGATTTTTTTCTGTGTTCATTTTGAATCTCCTGTTATGTTAGGACTTGCGGCTAATTCCGTGTGTCCATGTAGGTTATTATAATGATATTGACGAACAACACAAGCGTTTTTGTGCCTATTTATGAAATTAATTATCACTGACGGTGGACGAAAAGACGCCGGGCTTCGAGGCAAGTTTACTGGGGACTGCGTCATCCGCTCGATTGCCTTGGCCTCGGACAGGCCGTACAAGCGTATATATAACGATTTCAGGCGCATGATTGCCAATGGGCTAGGATACGTCCCCGAGGACGGCATACTTACTAACAAACCGGCCTTCAAACGCTACATGGTCGAGTCTGGTTTCGTGTGGAACATCACCTGTCGCATTGGCTCCCGTGACAGAGTCCATATGAACGCCGCCGAGCTGCCAATGGGCAGGCTAGTCCTATCGCTATCGAAGCACTACACGGCAGTTATCAATCATCAAATATACGACACATACGACTGCAGCAACAACGGCAAGCGCATGGTGTATGGATTCTGGTCTTTTGAACCAACTTGAATAGCTGAGTTTTTTTGTAGTTGTCGATCTCGAGTCGACGTCGATATTGTGCGTACATATGCACCTCCCTCGGTTAAAAGTTAGGCGCGTTCCTTCGACTGGTGTCTACTTCCGTCCGTTAGGATGAACGATGCCGCGATTTTAATCCAAAAAAAAAGCCGCATCAAGCGGCTAATTTTTACAATTTTTTATTTAAGAATTTTTCTCGAAGTTCCGCGTAAATACTTTTCCATTTTGGGCCATGCGGCTTTTCAGCAGGATCTTTTCTTACTGGGCCTCGATACCATTCTGGGCCATGCTCGTGACGTTTTAAATTATGATGCCACCAGTGTGCGACCTCGTGAGCGATAACTGCCAAGGTGCATTCTTTACTTGTTCCAACAAATTCACCAATAACAGGATCACGTGCAATCGATTTGTACTCACGAAAAATGTGAAATTTATCAGCGGCATATCGATCAGAAATACTAATGCCTTTTCCGCCTCCCCAGCTTCGACCGCCAGCTTTTGTTTTAATCCGGCAATCAAATTCATGCCCATATTTTTTGTTGAGATAACGAATCATTTTCTCAGCTTGATCTTGAACGTACCAGATATATTGCACATTAAGATTTTTGCTGCCTTGATAAGTGATTTTCATTTAAAGCTCCTATAAAAAAGGCGGTTAGAAGAAATTTCTGTTTGCCCAATACAGACAGTATACACGAACCAGCGTACAACTCAAGCGCTTTTGTAAAAATAAATAACATATTTTTATAAATAAATAGCACAAAAGTGTTGATATGTGCGTCCATTCGTGTATGATTACTTACATCGGGTCAACGGCAATCAAGCCAAAAGCCCATAGCCAAGGAGAAAGAAAATGGAAGCACAAGCAATTTACGCAACGTCAGATCTTTATAAAGCAGGTTTAGATGAGGATGGTTACGCTTATTCAGCAGAGTTTTTTTATGTTGTCGTAGAGCTTAAAGATGGTAGAACTTTTAAGTCTGATGATTTTTTCTTAGGTTGTAAAACAGGAGTAGATGACGAAGGCGAGCCAGTTTTTGAAGATGTTCGAGACGAGGCAAAAAAAGCAGCAGAGGCACTTGCAGATTCTTATCGTCAAGGTCGTATTGATCTTGATTCTTTTCATGAGTTTAAATCCGATTATTCTGATTGGTATTAATTTTAACGGGGCTTCGGCCCCTAACATCCGTTCCGTTTGATAGCCGGCTATCGAACGGCGAAAGTTTTTTCGGTGCGTACTTAAGTATCAACCGAAACGTATGACAATTTGGAAAAGGAGAAAATAATGAAAACAAGCATATTCAAAGTGACAAAAAAACATGTAGAGGATGATGGTGATCAGTGGCTTATCACCATTGTAATCGACGGCAAAAAGTATCCAAGACAACATGGGTATTTATATTGTTATCCAAAACCAATGTCGAAAAAGTCGGCGATTGATAATGCGCTAATTTCTGTCGGCCTCGAAATTAGCGCTGAAGATATTCAAGAAAATGTTAAGAAAATTAAAGAATCAATTGAGTTAGAAAGAAAGTTAAGTGATCAATTGCACAATTTAAATATGAGGATTGCAGATTACGATTTAGCAATTAAAGGATTTAAGTTGATTTAGTTTTTTTGTTTCGCTAAACTCAAAAAAAACGTCATAACTAGGAGAATCAAATGGAAGTGAAAGAAATTCAGCGATTGCTGTCTGATAGAAACCTGCGCGAGATCAGTCGCCGCACCAATATCGGTTACTCGACGCTACGCGCTATCGTCAAGAATGAGGATGCCGATCCGGCTATCTCGACGGTCAAAAAATTGATGGAGTATTTCTCGGCTACCTGTCCAAACTTGGAACGTGGCTAATCTTGAGGACATCTGGGGGGATGGCAGTAAGCGTTTGGTTGATCCACCTGAAG